GGATGATCTCCTCTTCAGCGTGATCGGATTTGAGGACCAACAGCCCAACAGGGTATTGGCTCGTCATGGTTCCCTTTCCGGGGACTACTCAACACTGGATCTCAGTGAAGCGTCCGACCGTGTCTCGAACCAGCTTGTGCGTGGCATGATTCGACGTTTTCCGTTTCTTAGCGAAGCGGTAGACGCATCACGTTCACGTCGGGCTGATGTACCTGGATTTGGCGTTATTCGCTTGTCCAAGTTCGCGTCCATGGGTTCAGCGCTATGCTTCCCGTTCGAGGCTTTCGTTTTCACAACGATAGTCTTCGACGCAATCGGCATCGCGCTCAACAGACCCGTCAACCGGAGGCTCCTTTCGGAGTTTTCCCGGGAGGTGCGTGTCTATGGGGATGATATTATTGTCCCCGTGGAATTTGCTACTATAGTCCGTGACAGGCTCGAGACCTTTGGGTTTAGAGTAAATGTCAACAAGAGCTTCGCGACAGGAAATTTTCGCGAGTCTTGTGGAGGCGACTACTTTATGGGTGAGGATGTTACACCTATCCGCATTCGTAGACTGTTGCCTTCCGGACTACAGGACGTGCAGGAGATCGCTTCGACTGTCGCTACCCGTAACCTCTTTTTTAAGAGGGGGATGTGGCAGACCGCTGCGTATCTAGATTCTCTCCTTCGTGGGGTATTAAAACACTACCCGGTCGTTGGTGATGAATCGTCTGTATTGGGCCGTGAAAGCTTCTTACCTTCGCTAGGTGAGAAGCATTGTGCTCGGCTTCACAAGCCTCTTGTTAGGGGCTATGTGATCAAGAGTACAATCCGGAACAGTTCTTGTTCTGGTGAAGCGGCCCTTCTCAAGTTCCATCTGACTCGTCCCGTTGAAGATGTAATATCCTTCGATGGTTTGAGTCCACTTCCTGATGGACACTTGCAGCGTGCTGGCAGGCCACAAGCCCTGTACCTCAAGCTTGTGTGGAAGTCACCAGTTTAATGGTGACTAGCCCCTGACGGGGTTTGTGGAGATCCCGAGGGATCACCGCCTGGGGCTTCGCCC